CTTTATAGGTTCTTTGTTTCGTCTTTAGATACCTTGGTCATAGACAGGTACGGTATGCCTGTTAGGAAAGACCCTAAAGAGCCTACCCATGACCTAGATGGAAACCTTATTGTTCTAGGCTCAGAGAGTGAAATCAATGCTGAGTTAAAAGCTAGGAAATCCAACCCTGCTGCTGTAAACGAATACAAGCGTCTATATCCCGTTACTGAAAGTGATATGTTCAGGATATTGGGTGGTAACAGCCTCAATACAGAACGTATATACACTCAGATTCAGTATAACGAGAACCTAACTATGACACCTTATAGAAGGGGTGTTTTTCAATGGACTGGGGAGAGGTTTAACAGCCCCGTGAAGTTTGTGGATGATGCTAGGGGTCAATGGAGGGTTACTATGCTGTTGGATGAAAAAGACGCTAACAGATGGGAGATTAGAAGGGGTGCGTGGTATCCTGCAAACACATGGCTAGGTTCTAGTGGCGTAGACCCTTATAGGGTAGACCAGACTACTGATGGTAGGGGTTCTAATGCTTCATGCCATATCTTTACTAGGTTCAATACCAAGTACCCACCTAATACCTGTATCGCTCGATATAACGGTAGACCTGAGACTGCTTATATGGCCTCTGAGCAGATACTGATGGCACATATCTATTATGGCATACAGTCTTTGATTGAAAGTCAGGTGGATATAATGATACGCCATTGGACTGATTTAGGCTTTCAGAACTACCTGATGGATTCGCCTCCACATTTGACTGCCAAAGGTGCTAAGAGAAAGGGTAGGGGTATATCCACGAGTGGGGAGAATGTGAGGCACGCTTTGCTACTTGCTTTGCAGACGTATGTGAATGACTATATCGGCCCTATGGAGGGTGGTGGTATGGGTAACTTTTACTTCAACGAAACTTTGAATGATATATCTGAGTTCGACATCCATAATGCTACCAAGCATGACGATGGTATGAGCATGGGCATAGCGTTGCTTTCTTTGCAGAACTATAAGGAGAAGACTGTTCAAAAGATAGAACCTAAGCAGCTATTTAGAAGGTACGACAATAGTGGTACTGTGAGTAAGCTGATTAAGTAATTCCATATCGGAATACGGAATATGTAATTGCATATAATTTCAAAAAATCGTATCAACTATACGCAAATGCATACAAAACCCCTTCCATAACAATTTCTTAACTTTGCACGAAGTTAAAGCTCGAAAGGGGCGTATATGCAAATTCAGATACCGAAGGTAGGTGCTTTCCCATCTCCATTGCTTTCAAAAGAACAGAAGGCAGAGGAGCAATATGGTTTATCAGTTGGTCAAGCTATTGAAGGTCAATGGTTCAACAACAACAGCTTTAATTTCGATAAGCACCAACAAGAGATTCAGGAATGGCGTTCATACGCCTATGGAAAGCAGAATGTAGATAGGTACAAGCCTCGTATCAACCCAACGGGTGACAACTCAATGTACAACCTCGATTGGTCTCCTATCCCAATCATCCCCAAGTTTGTAAACGCTGTTGTAAACTCAATCTTTGACAACAGATTCGAGATAGAGGTCAAAGCCATAGACCCTATGGCTCTCTCTCAAAAAGAGGCTTACAAGAATGAGTTGGTGGGTAAAATCATCAACAAAGAGTATTTCGACAAGCTAAAGCAGAACTACAACATAGACCTGTTGGAAGGTCAACAGCTTCCTGAGACAATGGAAGAGGTGGACATCCACATGAACATCAACTTCAAACAGTCTATTGAGATAGCTGCTGAGATAGCTATTAGGTATGCCTTTAAGCTCAACGACTACGATGAGGAAACCAAGAAGCGTATCATTGAAGATATTGTAGTCACAGGCAGAGGAATAGTAAGAGATGATACAGACCCTGCTGAGGGTGTGAAGATAGAGTATGTAGACCCTGAGTATTTCATCCATTCAGCAACCCGTAAGAGGGATATGACTGATTGTTTCTACATGGGTCATGTGGATTATATCACTATTGCTGAGTTAAGGAAACAGGCTGCTTTAAGAGGTGCTACATGGGCTGATGACAGAAGGGAGCTAGAGAAGATTGCTCAACAGTTTGCAGGGCAGTTTGGTAACAACAGCAACTTTGATAGGAACTACAACAATGCGCTTGGCTACTACCCTTATGACGATTACCTTGTACCTGTGCTATACTTTGAGTATCTGGTCACGGACATGGACGTTTATGAGGATAAAGAAACTCAGTACGGAACATCTACGTTCAAGAAAAAGCCTTCGGGTTACAAGCCTCCTAAGAAGTCCAAGTTCAAAAGAACACAGTACCAAGATAGGTACAAAGATATTTACTGCGGCTACTACATCCTAAAATGTAGCAAGATATACGGCTGGCAGAGAAAGGAGAACCAAGTTCGTGTAGACGATGGGTTGAGAGAGGTTAAGTTCGGCTATACAGTCTACGCTCCTGAATACTACAAGAATGCCACTAGCTCTCTAGTAGCTAAGATGATACCTTCAGCAGATGCTATACAGCTTGCTTGGCTGAAGATGCAGGTGGCACTTGCCAATGCTGCTCCTGATGGTTATGCTATCGACCTTAGTGCTTTGGATTCTATTGATTTGGGGAATGGTGCGCTAGACCCTATGACAGTCAATGACATATACAAGGCTACGGGTATGTTGGTGTATAGGTCTTTTAACGAAGACCAGTCTAGGAATAACGAGCCTATAAGACCATTGCCGTCTGTATTACAGAATATCGGTCAGTATATCGGTCAGATAGACTTCAACCTACGCTTTTTAAGAGAGATTACGGGTATAGTCCCTGAGATGGATGGTCAGACTAAGAGAGACCAGTTGGTAGGTGTTACTGAGATAGCTATTCAGGGTGCTAAGAACTCTATTGGATATGTAAACACTTCCATTAGGAATATCACTAGGCGTTTGGCTGAAAAGACTTTGGTAAGGATTCAGGACTTGCCTAAGAAGAGTGCTTTGCATAAGGAATATGTAGAAGCTGTTGGTGCTGCCAATATGAGCGTTATAGACGCTATGGACGAGCTTCCAGCACATAAGTTTGGTGTTGATATTACTGTTGGTAAGAACGATGCTGAGAGGATAGCTTTTGAGCGTGATGTGAGTGCTATGGTAGGTGCTGGTCTTATCATGCCTGATGAAAGGTACTTTATATTGAACATACCCAATGTGAAGTATGCTGCTGCTTATTTGAAGATGGCTAGGGAGAAGAGGGAGAAGCAGAGGGCTATGGAGCAACAGCAGAACATTATGATGCAAAGTCAGGCCAATGCTCAGGCTGCTCAGGCAACTGAACAAGCGAAGGTACAGGCAGCACAGATGATGGCTCAGATAGAGTTGCAAAAGGCCGTACAGATGCTCCAAGGTGTAGAGGCTCAGAAGATGAACTTAGAGTTCCAATATGCTGCACAGCTTCAGATGCTAAAGAACAAGGGTACTATTGATACCGCTGGTGTAAGTGCTATGGCTAAAGAGGCTATTGAGGGTGCTAAGGAGGATAGAAAGGACAAGAGGAGTAAGATGGAGGCTGAACAGCAGAGTAAGATAGCTTATCAGCGTCAAGAGAACTTACCGCCTCAGAAGTTTACAGAAGAGGATATGTTCAGCTTTGAGGATGAAGACTGAGGTAAATAAACCCGATAACAGACCTAAGATAGTTGATACCTACGATAAGATGGGACTGAGTAAATCAGCAAAGTATTTCAGGAAGAACAAGAAGGCTAGGGATAAGAAAAAGGCTTATGACACCGCCTACCATGACAATCCTGAGAGAAGGGCTTATAGGGCTGAGTTGGCAAGGGAGAGAAGGAAGAGGGATATGATGGGTACTGCTAAGGGTAAAGGTAAGGATATAAGCCATAAGAAAGATGGTGGCTTTGCTGTGGAGGATATGAAGAAGAATAGGGCTAGAAACAGAGGCAAGAAATAATGAGTTTGATAAGAGCTAGATATAGGGCTGTTAATACGATTATGAACCTTCCTAGAGGTGGGGGCTTCGTTGGCCTTTTAGACCTTTTCCATAACGCTGCTTTCGCGCCTTCTATTCGTCTTCTTAGAAAAGATTATTCAGGTGGATTGCTTAGGGCGAGGGCTTGGGATGGATTGGCGAATCAAGGTGAGGCTGATATTATGCCTTATCGCGTTTCGGCTAATGAATACGTTTTAAACCTCAACAGCACCTTAGAAAACTTGGATGCTACTGCAATAGGTAGAGGGTTAACTACTTCAGATACCTTAGCTGATTTGGTTAGTACGGGGGTAAATGATTATGACGGACTTACTTCAGCTTGGTACGACCAAAGCACAAATGGCAATCATGCCACCCAAAGCACGGCGGCTAATCAACCAAAGATAGTCAGCGGTGGTAGCTTGGTGACGGAGAACGGGAAGCCTGCTATTGATTTTGATGGGGTGAATGATTTTTTTATACTTGATTCGAAAATAACTATTTCAACGACTGTCCTATTTGTAGATGTAATGTCTAATATAGGAGTTGGATTTAGTGCTCCTTATGGCAGTAACAACTCTTCAAACGGGGTTTACTTTCCAAGGTCGAGAAGTTTGTTTCAAGGAAATGGATTTTCAGACAATAGTAGCGTTGTAGATTTATACGGATCACAATCTGTAACTTCTATATCTTCTGT